AAGCTCATCATAGAGTCAGAAAACCCTGATCCAAGGGTACGAATGCGTGCATTAGAGCTTATGGGTAAGATTTCAGACGTAGGATTGTTCACAGACAAGTCCGAAGTGACGATTACGCACCAAACTACCGACGATCTCAAGGAGAAACTGCGTGGAAAGCTGGCAAAACTGGTAAATCCAGAGCCAGAGGTAGAAGATGCCGTGTTTGTAGGCGCAGAAGACATAGATACTGACGAAGAATTTGGGTTTGACGACGATGAATGAGGGTTTTGACTTCAACGAAGCCGATATTGAGGTCATGCTGGCTAACCTTGACTCGTTCAGTGATGAAGAAGTGGTAGAAATTGACCGTATGGTTGATGAACTCTCCACAAGGTCCATAAATAAACGTGCATATGACGATCTGATAGAGTTCTGCAAACTTATGATGCCTGAATTTATTGTAGGTAAGCACCACCGCATTCTTGCAGACCTGCTTATGGGTATAGAAAGAGGGGATAAAGACCGTATTTGCGTCAATATTCCACCACGACACGGCAAATCACAGCTTGTGTCTATCTTTTTCCCAGCATGGTTCTTAGGTAGAAACCCGGACAAGAAGGTTATGATGGTGTCTCACACCACAGACCTAGCGGTAGATTTTGGTCGTAAAGTGCGTAACTTGATTGCTTTAGACTCGTACAGGTCTATATTTCCCACAGTGAAACTAGCGCAAGACAGTAAGTCGGCGGGTCGGTGGAACACAAACGTGGGAGGGGAGTATTATGCTTGTGGAATTGGTTCTGCTCTGGCTGGGCGTGGCGCAGATTTGCTGCTTGTTGATGATCCTCATTCTGAACAAGATGTAATCAACGGGAACTTCGGGGTCTTTGAGAAGGCTTATGAGTGGTTTACCTTCGGTGCTCGTACACGTCTGATGCCCCAAGGACGCGTGGCTATTATACAAACACGTTGGCATCTGGATGACCTGACAGGTCGTGTGGTACGTGACATGGGTAAGAACGAACGTGCTGACCAGTATGAAGTTGTTGAGTTCCCAGCCATTCTGGACGTTTTAGATAAGAAGACAGAGAAGACAATTCAGAAACCGCTATGGCCTGAGTTCTTTGACCTAGAAGCGCTACTACGTACCAAAGCATCCATGCCTGTGTTCCAGTGGAACTCGCAGTATCAGCAGCAACCAACCACAGAAGAAGCCGCTATTGTTAAGCGTGAGTGGTGGAACGAATGGGCCAAGGATGAGCCACCATCCTGTGAATATATTATCATGTCGCTTGACGCCGCAGCCGAGAGACATAACCGTGCAGACTATACAGCCCTTACCACATGGGGGGTATTCTTGAACGAAGAGACCACCGCGTACAATATTATATTGTTAAATAGCATAAAACAACGTATAGAGTTCCCAGAACTTAAACAGCTTGCGATGGAAGAGTACAACGACTGGGAACCAGACGCGTTCATTGTGGAGAAGAAAAGCTCTGGTGTAGCCTTGTATCAAGAGATGCGGCGTATGGGCCTACCAGTGTCTGAGTACACACCACACAGAGGGTCAGGGGATAAGTTGGCAAGACTCAACTCCGTTGCGGATATTGTAGCATCGGGACTTTGCTGGGTTCCGCAAACAAGATGGGCAGAAGAAGTTGTCGAAGAGATTGCGGGGTTTCCATTTATGAGTAACGATGACCTTGTGGACTCTACGGTTATGGCTTTGATGCGTTTTAGACAGGGTGGCTTCATACGGCTACCTAGCGACGAACCAGAAGATCAACAGTATTTTAAACAGCGCCGAGGCGGGTATTATTAAAGGTGACACATGGCTATTGAAAAAGGACTGTACGCTGCTCCAGAGGGGCTAGAAGACAGCATCACCGACATGGAGGAGATGGAAGTCCCCGATATGGAGATTGAGATTGTTGACCCTGAGTCTGTTACGTTATCTGATGGTAGCATGGAGATTACTATAATCCCCGGTGCCGAAGCGGACTTCTCTGAGTTTGGCGCAAACCTAGCTGAGTTGTTGGAAGACGATGTCCTTGAGACGTTATCAAGTGATCTTGTTGGACAGATTAATACAGACATAGAAGCTCGCAAAGACTGGGCGGATACGTTCGTTAAAGGTCTTGACGTGTTAGGGTTTAAGTACGAAGAGCGCTCCGACCCGTGGGAAGGTGCTTGTGGCGTTAACTCTACAGTTCTAGCAGAGGCCGCTATCAGGTTCCAAGCAGAGACTATGGCTGAGACTATGCCTGCTGCTGGCCCCGTAAAGACCAAGGTACTTGGCAAAGAAACTAAAGAAAAGACAGAAGCCGCTGAACGTGTCAAAGCAGACATGAACTACGAGCTTACCGAGAACATGGTGGAGTACCGCCCAGAACACGAACGGATGCTATATAGCCTTGGCTTGGCAGGTTCGGCGTTTAAAAAGGTATACTACGACCCCAATCTAGGCCGTCAGGTCGCTATCTATATCTCTGCAGAGGATGTGATTGTACCTTATGGTGCGTCTAATATCGAAGCGGCAGAGCGTGTAACGCACGTAATGCGTAAGACAAAGAACGATTTGAAGAAACTACAGGCTGCAGGGTTCTATAAGGATATAGACCTTGGCGACCCAGAACCTTACCACACAGACATTGAAGAGAAGAAAGCGGAAGAGGGGGGCTACTCGCTCACTGATGATGACCGCTACGCTGTCTATGAGGTACACGCTGACCTTCTTATTGAGGGCATTGATGACGACGATGAGATCGCTCGCCCATACGTTGTCACCATCGAGCGTGGAAGTGGCGAGGTGCTGTCAGTCCGTAGAAACTACGAGGAGGGTGACCCACTCACTCTCAAGCGGCAGCACTTCGTCCACTATAACTATGTGCCGGGATTTGGCTTCTATGGCCTTGGATTGATTCACATCATTGGTGGATACGCCCGTGCTGGAACTTCCTTGATACGGCAACTGGTTGACGCGGGTACACTGTCGAATCTCCCCGGCGGTTTGAAGTCGCGTGGGCTACGTATCAAGGGGGACGACTCTCCCATTAATCCCGGTGAATTTAAAGATGTAGATGTGCCGTCAGGGTCTATCCGTGACAACATTATGCCTCTTCCTTACAAAGAACCTAGTCAGACCCTTCTCGCCCTTTTGAATCAAATTACGACTGAAGGCCGTAGGCTAGGTGCTATTAGTGACATGGACATATCAGACATGTCAGCCAACGCCCCTGTGGGCACTACACTGGCTCTCTTAGAGCGCACACTCAAGCCTATGGCTGCTGTACAGGCACGCGTACACTACGCGATGAAGCAGGAGTTTAAACTCCTCAAAGCCATTATGGCTGAGTATGCACCAGACGAATACGCATATATGCCCCATAGAGGCGAGGTAAGTGCCAAACGGACTGATTTCATGCTGGTGGACGTTATACCCGTCAGTGACCCTAATAACTCCACTATGGCGCAAAGGGTTGTACAGTACCAGACAGTGCTCCAGATGTCCGCGCAGGCTCCACAGATATATGACCTGCCACAGTTGCACCGTCAGATGATAGAAGTGCTGGGCGTAAAGAACGCTGATAAGCTCGTCCCAACCAAAGATGACGCGGTGCCAGCCGACCCGATAAGCGAGAACATGGACGCACTGACAGGCAAGCCGATGAAAGCGTTTATATACCAAGATCACGATGCACATATCGCCACGCATATGTCGTTCATGCAAGACCCCTCAGTCGCTCAGATGATAGGGCAGAACCCACAGGCCAAACAGATTATGGCTTCGCTACAGGCGCACATTGCAGAGCACCTCGGGTTCTCCTACCGCAAGAAGATCGAAGAGAAACTGGGTGTACCACTACCTGCTCCGAACGAGCAGATGTCAGAAGATATGGAAGTACAACTGTCACGTCTGGTTGCAGACGCAGGCAAGCAACTTACGCAGGCTAATCAACAGCAGGCAGCGCAGAAGAAAGCTCAAGAACAACAGAAAGACCCGATCATTCAGATGAAACAGGCTGAATTGCAAATTAAACAAGCAGAAGAACAACGCAAGGCCGCTAACGATCAGGCAGATCAAAAGATCAAGCAGTTTGAAATGCAGCTAAAAGAACAGAAGATTATGTTGGATGGTAACGTTGCTTCTGAACGCCTGAAGTTAGATGAGAAAGAAGTCATGCTAAACGCACAGAAAGATGGCGTTAAGATGGCTGCGGATAGACGTGTATCCAACGCTAAACTAGACTTAGAAGCGGATCGGCAGAAACCTGACCGTAACTCTGGAGGTAATACTTAAATATGGCAAAAACCGTCTTTGACGTGCTGAAAGAAAGAATCGAGGGTGATAAATCCTCTGCACTGGAATTTCTTGGGAGTGGTGGAGCAAAAGACTTCGCCCAGTACAAGGAAGTTGTTGGCTTAATTCGGGGTCTCGAAGCTAGCAAAAACCACATGGAAGACCTTGCGAAGAACTATATGGAAAACGATGATGACTGAACAAGCAGTTAAAATCAGCGACGCTGAACTAGAACTACAACTACCTAAACCCGTGGGCTACCGCGTGTTGGTAGCACTACCACAGCCCGACGAAACCGTTGCAGGGACATCTATCCTGAAGACGGAGACAGCCAAAACTCAAGATCACATCATGTCCATCATAGGACTTGTCGTAGATATGGGTGACCAAGCATATTCTGATGCGGAGCGTTTCCCCACAGGAGCATGGTGCAAGGAAGGCGACTACGTGATGTTCCGTATGAACTCAGGCACGCGCTTTACTATTGGCGGCATTGAATATCGGCTTATGAACGATGACTCTATTGAGGCTGTCGTGACCGATCCAACAGGCATTCAGAGGGCATAGACATGGCATTTCAAAAAGTAGAATTTGAGTTCCCTGATCCAGAGGACGAGAAAATAGAAATCGAGGAGTCAG